CAGCCTCCAACTTAGAAATCTGAGCCTGTGCAGAGCGCAACTGCATCTCCATCTGCATCATTTGTTGCTGTTGTGCTTGCGGATCTGGCTGCGACATTTGCTTGAGTTGAGCAAGCATTTCTTCGCGGTTAGAAAGACCAGAATTCTCAATGACAGCGGACATGATAAGCGGTGCAATGGCGCTATCAGGGCCAAGTGTTTTGAGCAGATTGATAAACTGCAACTGTTCATACTCACGAGCAACAATACCGAGATTGCTTGTCGGAACAAACTTGTAGTCTTTAACCGGATACCGCTCAGGATCAAACTGCATGAATCGCCATGCAGCCTTAGTGACAAAAGGAATCAAGAACTGCTCTTGGAAGTTAACCAAGGTGCGCTTGTTCTTCTTGATAATGGCTGACAACTGAGGATTAAGTCCTTGTCCATCAGCAGTAACCGCAGGAATAGCAGAACTATCAATTGTCCCTGTAGCCATCAGCATCATCCGCATGAATTCATTAGCGGTTTGCAGGTTACCGGGATCAGTTACACCAAACTTGAAGGCACTAAGAATCTCGTTAGGATTACCATTGGTAAGAATGGTCTTTCCAGGCTTAACTTCAAAGCGTACACCACGAGGAATGCGTGTAGCATCCATTCCCATCATCGGTGCGGTTGTCAAAGCAAGGCTATCGAGGTGTGCGCGAATCTGTGCATCAATAGCCTTCTGCATATTGAAGCCTTTTTCAGCGATTCCACGTCCCCAAAAGCGATTAGGCATGGTATCGTGCTGATAAGCCACAATTGGACGATCCTGCATCATGTAAGGCGACATTTCAGCCTTCAAAACGTGCTCATCGTTGGCAATAACGATGATTGCCTCTACAAGATCGGTATAATCAGCGGCTTCAGTACCAAATTCTTCTGTTTTGTCGGCAAAAAGACTGACAATTGACTCATCATCGTCTGCTTCAAGCAGAAAACGAGGAAAAAGACCATAGTAGCGAAGTAGTTTTACCTTATCTTGCTGGTAATCAATGGCTTCTTGCGTAGGTTCGAGGTCAGTTTCTACAGCAGTTGACGCAATATTGTAAACTTTGCGGTAAATTCCGCTCTCCATACCTTGAACAACGCTATGGAGGGACACAAATTCCTCAACAGCGCATCCAAGAGCATCTTCTACAGACGATGCAGTAGGATCAATTAGGAAATTCTTGGGATTTACTGGCTTTAGGTGGACAACAAATGCTTGTTTTTCTTCAACACCAATTGCTTGTAGACCAAGTTCAGCAATAGGACGAGATGCAGGATACTTTTCACCTTTCTCCATGATGTCTACTTCACCAATTCCAGTGCCATAGACAGCACCTAGAAGCACAACATCAGAAACAGCCTTCCTTACTTTACACTTCTTAAAGTCCTCAGTCATCAACTTCTTGACTGCTTCAATGTCTGTCTTGTCTTGATCCTTAAGATCATCATCAATATCAAAGAACTTTTCACCACGACCAAAGATTGCTTCTTCAATCTCGGAGACAGAAGTTTCAATGGCCTGTTGGAGCGCAGGTGTTACAATCTTTGATCTTTCAGAATCCCTGGTCTTGTCATCAGCATACCAAATACCACGCCAAAGACGCTCATACTCTTTCCAGAGTTCAAGGTAATTCTCGTCACGGTGATCCCGCCATTGGTTACAACGAGTAGTCACCCACTCTGCAATGGCTGAATCTTTGCTATTCATCAGGTATTCTTGGTTATCTTCCATGCGTCCTCAATAGCCACTTACGGCATCAATTGGGTTCCAATCATCCATCTCATAGTCAGACACATATTCGGCAATAGCAATCTGATCTATGTAACTTAAAGCATCAATCAAGTCATCATGAACCTGAGTGTTAGGAAAGTTAAGCAGTTGATCCGAGAGTTCAGAGTTCCAATCCGCTTTATTAAAAGTAATCTTTCCGTGTTCCATCCGTCCCTGCAAGGCCCAAGTAATCCTGTCATTTTTAGCCTTGTTACCGTGGGTTACATCTTCTACTCGGAAGTAGCGGTTATTCTTCCTCATCAGATCGCCTAAATAAGGCAATACGGCGTTTTTAAGCGCTCCCCGCTCTATCCCTACACAAACAGGCTCAAAGTCCCTGACGGCGTTAAAAATGCGGTTAGCGGTCTCTTTGATATCCCACCTACCGTAGTCAATCTTTTTGACGAACCATCCCTCGTGAGTTACCTTAACAATGGCAATAGCGGTTTGGTCAAGTCTTTTCTTCTTGGCAGTCATTGCCGATGCTACATTCTCAAAACCAGCAAGGTCAACTGCTATAAAGTATCTGCCATCCTTTGGTTCTTCATCAGTGAACTTAATCCACTCTGGCTTGAAGATGTTACCGCCACCAGCCTCAAAGGAAGCCATGAATTCCTGCCTAAAGGCAAAGGATGACATCGACTTCTTTGCTGCTTCAATTTCCTTTGGGTCTAACAGTTCATTGTCAAACGATGTGAAGTGCCATGCTTGGTATTCATCATCTTCACCATTCTCAGCATACTTGAACAAATCATAGAAGTGATTACGGCCAAAAGGAGTGCCAATAAACAAAGCAGTGCCTTTTTGGTCGGCAAGCGCAGGACGAATGATCTGTTCCCACACTTCCGGCTTCATGGAGCCATACTCATCCAAGACAACAAACTTCAGAGACACACCACGCATAGTCTCTGGACGATCACTACCTTTAAGACTAATGGTAGAACCATTAATCAATGTAATCTGTAGGTTGTTAATGTGACTGCTTTGAATGACAGGAGCAGCCAACTCTAACAACACTTGCCACAACACATCCCTAGCCTGTCCCTGAGTGTTCGCAATGTAGAACACATGGCCTTTATTAGTTTGCAAGGCGTTGACAATAAGCATCCATGCAGCCAGCCTAGACTTACCAGTACGCCTACCAGCAGCAACTACCTTGAATCGTGCTGGTGAATTCCATACTTCTTGTTGCCATTTAAGAAGTTTTACTTGTAATGACTTGTCAGACATTACCTAGTTTCTACATCTTGAAAGTCTATGTCCATTACATTGTCCTCTACAACAGGTTGTGTGTTTAGCCCAGTGATATTAATTGTTACAGCACTACGACCACCAGCAGCATCTTTCTCAAACATTGACACAGGAAGCACTCTGTCCATACACATTTTCAAAGCAGCGGCTTGAACTGGATGACCATCAGTCAAAGCAATCTCTACCACCTTGTTGATGACTTTATCACCAGTGGTAGCAAGCAACCTTGCTTTAAGTTCCTGTAGCCTAGCAGCCTCTCCAGGAGGTCTACCAACCACAGCACGCTTCTTCTTAGCCTCTATGTCACTTTTCTTTGGTCTTCCTTTCTTTGCCACCGGGATAACATTAGGGGACAAAGAAGAAGAAGATTGAGACAAAGAATTATCAATGATTGTAGACAATGAATATCCCTTAGTAATGGCTTTATAGTGCTTATATTATGATTTACATATTGTTCACTATTGCTTCATTACTGCCTTAGTGAACAGATTGTAGATAACTAGTGATTAAAACTTAGTGTTTAAAATTTTAAGAATTATCGTTTTACACTAAGTGAACTAAAAGATTGTCCTAAACATTATTGTCTATACTATGTTGCTTTCATCTTTTTCTTTAGTGTATATATTGTAGCATATTTTTTAACTTTTGTCAAGTATTATTTTTACTTTCTTTGCAATTAGTGTCTATTTTCATTGTCTAGACCTGCCTTTTCTGCTATAGCGCTTCCCTGATCTGTCCCTAATTTATCTTGTTGATTTTTTTAATAAAAACAGTTAGCAACAATTGACAGAAATTAGCGACATTTAGCCTATTTTGCTCTTTGGTGGTCTATTTTACTCTTTTTTGTACTGGTGTTGCTACATCAAATTTCTAACAACAACGCAACCCCCTCCCCCCGGTGTCAGTTAGCGCTCACTTACATTGCCTGGGTTAGTCAGTGCTAACTAACGCTGCCTCGATTTAGTTTAAGGTTAAACTATTGTGCAGTGCAGTGCATTAGCACTCACTGATGGACAGTGCTAACAAAGTTATCCACAGGATTGGCTAAGTTATCCACAGAGTTATCCACAGGCACTCTTATGGTGCAGTGTTGCACCGATGTAGTGCATGGGATGGTGATGCACCACACTACTACCACACTACTACCACACTACTACCACACTACTACCACACTACTACCACACTACTACCACACTACTACCACACTACTACCACACTACTACCACACTGAAGCACTATCGGCACATTGAGGCATTAGCACAAACCATGCCAATATCCGCACTCCAGCCTATAGCCTAGCAGGATTGTCAAGATACGGGTTTTCCCTAAATAGTAAATAATTAGTGACAGACAAACTCGTGGGAGAATGAATTGTCGTAACACAACCACTAACCTAAGGAACATGACATGCTTATGACCATAAAATCTATGCAAGAGGCAACAATGGCCGTTCGGCTTGTAACCACTAAAAGGGGCTTGGCAGAAGCGGCGATTAGAGACCTGAAAGAAATCGACATCTCAAATGAGCTTGGACTTTCCTACGACGTGACGGCTTCTGACAACGGGGCAATTCAACTCAATAGGCTTGATGTTGAGTCGGAGTTTAGGTGGAAAGGCGCCGCCTCTAGGTTCATGAATAGGCTTACGGATGTCGCCGACAAAAAAAGCGTCGCCATTGAACTCGAAGTGGGCTCCGGGACGGATGATGAAAACATAATTGATGACCTGCCCAGGTTCTACTCTAAGTGGGGCTTTGCTTGGGCGGATGGTTACATGCGTCGGGAGCCTGTTGGCCCCGAAATCACCGGTTCGCGGTGATTGCGGTAGAGTATGGCAGTAAATTCTGAACAGACACACTGAAGAGCCGTTAATCGGCGAAACCCTAGTGATAGGGTCTGTGTCAATCACTATGGAGCATGACCATGTACATTGTAGAATGCTTTATCGACAACACGGACACAGTAGCGTTTAAGAGGGTTTTTACCACACTGAAACACGCTCTCATCTTTGCCAAGCACGCTCGTATGGAAAAACGAGTAACCAAAGTGGTTATACTCAATGAATCGCGGGAAGTGATTGAGCCGTAGTCAGCAAGTAACAGACACACTGAAGAGCCGTTGATCGGCGAAACCCTAGCGATAGGGTCTGTGTAAATCACTTGGAGCATGACATGCTTATAATTAACGGAAAGAAGTTTGCCAAAAACGATAAAGAGTTTATGTCCACCTTGTTTCAGGCAGACGGCACGGCAATTGGCTACTACAAAAGAACGATCAAGGGTCTGTATCTCTATGATCACCAAAAGGAACCCATGGTTTACATGCAGGACACCCCGAAGTTTACTGGTGCGGTTACTTGTCATCTATACGAAGGAAAAAAACGTTATATGTATGCTTTGTGTTCTAGGCATGAAAGCCTACTGGGATTCGACACACTGTCTTATTTGCAAGGTAAAGACAAAGTTAGAGAGATTCTGCAATCATGCTAATCATCATCATCCGAACGCTTATGACCTTGTTTATCCTGGCGGTGCTTGTCTTATTTGTGATAGAGTACGCCGTGGGCTGCGGTGAGACCTATGTAACTGCTACCGGCTTGCGAGTTGTACAAGACTGTGTCATCATCCCGATGCAGCACTAATTAACCTTACCACTATTGGAGATTGTTATGAAGATCAAAATCGGAGATAAAATAAAATGCCTTGTCGAAGTAACAGAGAATTGGCACGATAATCCCCGCGAAGTTAGAAAATGGGAAGTTGGTATCGTGTATCATATCGGAAAAACGGTTTTAGCATTTGAGACAGACAGAGGCCATGTCTATGGTGTTAAGATTGAATCTGTATCTCTTGCCTAACCTTACCTAACCACTATGGATCATAAACCATGATACTTATAAACAAGACTTACGAGATTGTTACCCACGAGTCGGCAAAAGACGGGGAGAGCGCCGACTCTGGTTTTGTTTACGAAAATGTAGAGTTTACTTTCCGAGACTTAGTGCGCGAATTGGAGGGCTATGCTTTTTTGTCATGCTCTCACGGCAGTGGGGACACCGGCGAATGGGTCAGCACAGAACCGTACCAAGACCCTTATAGCGGAGAGTATGAGGCTTTTTCCTTGCACTACAGCCATCAGAATCATGACAAGAATGCCAAGTATTGGCGCAAGGCACTGAAATGCGCTGGATTTATCTAACCTTACCTAACCACTATGGAGCATTACCATGAAACAGACCGTGACTTTTTGCGATTTCCGTGACGCATTCCGCAGGTGTGACCGTTTGTCACATTTTTCCTATGATGGTGCTAAGGTTCTTTTTGACTACATAGAAGGTCTGGAGGATAGTATTGGCGAGGATTTTGAACTCGATGTTGTGGCATTGTGTTGCGACTATGCTGAAGATACTCCGGAGAGCATTGCGGAGAATTACAATATTGACATCTCCGAGTGTGATAACGATGATGCTATTCGAGATACTGTTATTGAGTATCTTTCGGATGAGGGGGTACTTGTCGGAACCACTGACACCACGATTGTTTACCGTCAATTCTAACCACTATGGAGCATGATCATGAAAACCACACTCAACAAAATCAGAGAACAGCATCCGTGCTCTGAAGGTTGGGAAAAACTACTGAAGCATCTCGGAAAAACAAAGGCAGATGATGAACCGCTGCCCTTGCTAACTATTCTTGAAAGTAATGGGCTTGATGATGCCTTGTGGTGTCTGCGTGCTGTTGATTATTTTGACCGAGAGATTAGGTTATTTGCGATTGCTTGTGCTAGAGATGTCCAACATCTCATGCGCGATGATAGAAGCATTGCCGCACTAGATGTTGCGGAGCGATATGCTAATGGCAAGGCGACAGAAAACGAACTAAAAGATGCTGCGAGTGATGCGTTGGATGCTGCGGAGGCTGCGGATGCTGCGAGGGTTGCTGCGATGGAGGCTGCGTGGGATGCTGCGTGGGTTGCTGCGTATGCTGCGCGGAGGGCTGCGAGGGATGCTGCGAGGTATGCTGCGGGATCTGCTGCTAATGCTGCGTGGGTTGCTGCGAGTGATGCTGCTGCGGATGCTGCGAATGCTGCGATGTCTGATATCAAAGCAAAGCAAGAGCAAAGATTTCGTGAAATGATTCTTAAATTTGAAAACACAGGAGCATGAAAATGACAGACAAAGCAAAATCAGTGCCATTTAAACCACTGGTAAAAACCAGGAAACAAAAATCTATGGAAGAACCAGTACCAGCCGAATCAGTGTTCACTCCTGGTTTGTCAGTAGACCGTGAGAATCAAGACAATGGTCTACCTTGGTCTGTAAGGCTGTTATCCATAACCAGCATCGGGCAGACAGTGATTGCCTTGGGTGACGATAAACGGCTCTATCGGTGGACTATGGGACAGTGGGTGACACGATGAGATGTCTTGCCTGCAATGTTCTTTTGACAGACTTTGAAGCAACAAGGCGCTACACTCAAAGCCGCGAGTTTGTTGACCTATGCACTCATTGCCTTGCCGCTACAGACGACATGATCCTGGTGACCGAGCGTAATGACCTTGCAGGTAATGATGACTATGACGAAAGGGAATTGACAGGAGACATCGAATAGTGTACACTATCATTACAATATTAATAATACTGTTAAGTAACATAAAGTTGAAATAGTGTTATTAATTGTTATACATTAACAACACTAACAACATAAAGGACAACAAAGTGAATGATGATGATGATCTTAGATATCACCAGGAAGTAACACAATGGCATGAAGAAGAAGAATATCATAAAGATATGTCACTAAAATCTGTTAGAGATTTTGGTTATGATTGTCGTGCACTAGGTTGCGATGTTATGATTGATCGACTGATCGACTATCTTTTGTCTAAAGATCAGATGTCTAACCAGTGGTGGGAATTGCGTGATGGTAACTATGTGAAGATCAGCGAAGCATTTAGACATGATGCTCTTATGTCTGCTTTGGGAAATGCTTTTGTCAGAGTTAGAGAGTCGAGAAAGGGAATGAAATGACCAGAGAAGAAATCATCCGGTTAGCAGAGAAAGTTTATGGTGAGGTTTCTTGGAGCGAGGAAGCAATTTCACACTTGGAGACTGTTGTAAATCTAGCAGTTGCAGCAGAGCGTGAGGCGTGTGCGAAGTTGACCGATGCAGAGGCTGATTGGTGGCCAGGAAATATCGACGGATTGTACGCGAGCAGAAACATCGAAGCCGCCATACGAGCAAGGGGCAAGAAATGACTGACGAACTGATGACCCTGAAAGTCGCGCAGAACGCCTTGCGCGAGATGATCTTCTATGCAGACCGTTACGGGACAGCCGGAGCGCAAGCAAGCAAGGCGAGGGCCGAAAAAGCGATCCGCATGATTCAGGATCGGCTCGATGAATCGGGTAGGCATAAAGATGTGTTCTCACTTGCCGAAGGCGATGTGATTATCCAGTGCCCGAAAACTTTGAGTCCAGACAGTTTCCAAGACTTTGAAAATTGGCTGGAAGTCGTGAAGCGGAAAATCAAGCGTAGCGTGTCTAGCCAAGTCACTGACCTTGACAAAGCAGGGAATCAAACATGACACAAGACGACATCCTCCGCATGGCTCAGGATGCTGGTCTGTACAGCGGAAACCCGCGCACTCCAAGCACCGGACGCATGATCGAAAAACGACTTGAACGCTTCGCCGACCTCATCAAGCAGCACCTAGTCGCCGAAGGCTATCGCAAGTGCGCCGAGGGCCAGCGAACAACACAGTATTGTGGTCAGTTGGAGGCAGCGGTTGCAGCAGAGCGTGAGGAGTGTGCGAAGATCGCAGAATCTTTTGATCCATATAGCCGATGGAGCACTTTGTGCGTCCACATTGCGAACACCATCCGATCAAGGGGAGAAGAATGAGTGCTAGTCTAGTGTGGTCTACACCAAATCTGCTGTTGCAGATTGCGTACATGGCTAGAGTCTCAAACCCTGACAACCAAGACAATCCAGACTCGGACAAACTTATCTCTTACTTGATTAGAAATCAGCACTGGTCACCTTTTGAGATGGTCAATGTTTGCATCGAAATTGAAACCACCAGGGACATAGCAAGGCAGATTCTGCGGCACAGGTCATTTACCTTTCAGGAGTTCAGCCAACGATATGCAAAGGTGGGTTCAGATATGTTCGTGAAATCAGAGGCTAGGATGCAGGATCACAAGAACCGCCAGAACAGCCTAGAAACCGCTGATGATGCTGTGGTGGACTCATGGCATCAGTTGCAGGAGAAAACCGCACAGCAAGCCTATAAAGCGTATTCTGAGGCATTGTCGATGGGTATTGCCAAGGAGGTTGCGCGGAAAGTGCTTCCGGAAGGTATGACAATGAGCAGAATGTATGTCAATGGCACTCTTAGGTCGTGGATGCACTATATTAAATTAAGGACAGACAAAGCCACACAGAAAGAACATAGACTTGTTGCAGAAGAATGTAAATCCGTGATACAATGTATAGCACCTTTTACGAAGGAGTATTTTGATGCAAAAGAATGAGAAAGCCTATATTAAGATTTTTGGTGTACATCTCGTAGCCTACTATAATTATTACCATCAGGAAAAGATGGTTGATATCCATCGTGTTTGTGCTGGTGATAGTGACATTGATATCTATGAATTGTTGCATCACACGGTTCTTATAGAAGTTCGTGAGCAGATTAAGGAAATGGAACAATCCAACCGGGAGAACAAAGGTGAGTGACACACAATCAAGCCGTGAATGGGTTGGGCTGACGGTTGAGGAGATTGATAACATCACTGACAGGGAGTATGGTCTTACACAATTTAGCCCGATTTACGAAGCGCATCGAGGGTTTGCTTATGCCATTGAAGCCAAAATCAAGGATAAGAACACATGAAAACAACACAACGAGAAGCAATGGAGATGGCGCTGGAGGCGCTGGAGAACCACACTGCCATCAAGCACCCGCAGCAGAGAGGCTACAGAGACGACGCCATAGCAGCATTACGCGCTGCGCTGGCCGAGCCGGTGCAGGAGCCGGTGGAGGGGCGGTCATGAGCAAACACACGCCGGGGCCTTGGGTCGCCAAAGACGACGGCGTCGGGCCTTACATCATGGCGGGGGAAATAGACATCGCCATGGCTGTTGGGCCATTTTCATATGACTATATGGAGTTGGAAGTCAACGCGAACGCTCTCCTGATCGCCGCTGCGCCGGATCTGCTGGAAATGCTTGATCGCGCTGTCCGCAGGCTTGAGATAGCACATGCGAACGGCGACACCATCATGCGCGAGTGGATTATTGACGCCCGAGCCGTCATTGCCAAAGTGGAGGGACGGTCATGCTCATAGGACAAACAAACAATCAATCAAAAAAGAGAGCAAACACATGACAGCGAAACAAGAAGCATTGGTGAGGGGAGGGAAGGAATGAGCGGCGGCAGCATGAACTACCTATACTCACGCATTGAGTACGACGCTACATTCAAGATGAACACTCCGGCGCGCGTCGCATTTCGCAAGCACTTGATGCTTGTATCGCAATGCCTCAAGGCTATTGAATGGAACGACAGCGGGGATGGGGATAGACAAGAGGAGGCGTTGCTACTGGAGTGCCTTGGCAAAGAGCGAATCATTGATGCTGCGATTGAACAGGCAAAAGAAAGCGTGAAGGTGCTTCAAGAGGCCATCACTAAAGCAGAAGGAGAGAAAACATGAGTGACACAATCAATATCAATGGCATTGAATACATCCCTGCTGCCTCCGCGCAGCGTGCTATCGCAGGATCACGGGCGGTCATTGTAGTGGATCGTGGCTGGATTTTTGCAGGGGATGTGACACGGGAAAATGGTCGGATCAAATTGTCTCGTGCGGTGTGGGTTTTCCGGTGGGAAGAAATCGGGTTCGATGGCGTGATTGCTAATCCAAAGCATCACAAAGTGACGATCAAGCCTATGCCGAATGGTGTGGACATTCCCGAGGGTGCTGAGATTTTTGCCGTTCCTGTGTCAGACGGTTGGGGCTTGTGATGCCAGACCAACAACAGTGTATTCCCGTGGGTTGTGGTGTTGACGGCGACGGCTACGGCAACGGTGGCTACGGCAACAGTGGCAACGGCGACGGAAGCGGCTACGGCAGCGATGACGGCTTCGGCGACGGCTTCGGCGACGGCGACGGCGACGGCGACGGCGACGGCAAAGGCAACGGCTACGGCTATGGCAACCGTCACGGCAAAGGCTACGGATACGGCTACGGAACAGCGAGTCCAAACAGAAAACGGAGGATAAAATGACCGAAGCAAGAGGAGACAAAAGTGGCTGAACAACTAGCGGCACATAAACCCTGTTCAGACTGTGGTAGCAGCGATGCTCTAGCGGTTTATGAATGGGGAACCAAGTGCTACTCCTGTGGCGCAATCCACAAAAACCGTATTGACAAACCACAATTGACTGTGATTACCAACATGGAAAGCGTTAACCTGACTTATTCATCTGTATCAGATAGAGGATTGACTAGAGACACCTGTGTTACCTATGGTGTCGGATCTGCTAATGGTTCCTACTATTTTCCTTATCATAATGATGCAGGAAACCTAGTAGCATACAAGAAGCGCAACCAAGCAGAAAAGAAGTTTTCAAGTGAAGGTGCATGGAAAGAATGTACACTTTTCGGACAGAACCTATTTAGTAAAGGTGGTAAGTATGTCACGATCACAGAAGGCGAGTTCGACGCTGCGGCAGCGTATCAGGCGATGGGTTCTAAGTGGCCTGTGGTTAGCATTAGGAACGGTGCGCAGAGTGCAGTTCAAGATGTTAAACAAGCGTATGAGTGGCTTGACTCTTTCGAGAACATCATCATTTGTTTTGACAATGATGAACCAGGCCGAAGGGCTGCTAATCAGGTTGCTGAAATCTTTGGAACTAAAGCCAAGGTATTTAAGGGAACCACCGACTGTAAAGATGCCTGTGACTACCTATCGCAAGGCAGAGGAAAAGAGTTCCTTGATTACTGGTGGAAAGCAGAGAAGTACACGCCGGACGGTATCATCGACGGACAAACCCTCTGGCAAGAAGTAAGCACTCCAGTTAGTAAAGCCAAGGTATTCTATCCTTTCAGTGGTTTGAATGATCTTACCTATGGTATTCGTGAGGGTGAGATGGTGACCATCACTGCTGGATCAGGACTAGGCAAGTCACAATTTGTGCGTGAAGTGGTGTATCATATCATTAACAATACACAGGATAATGTTGGTTTGATGTTCTTGGAGGAATCAATCAAAAAGACTGCGCTATCTCTTATGAGCCTTGAATGTAACAAACCATTGCATCTACCTGACACGGAGGCAACAGAGAATGAACTTAAGTCTGCTTTTTCTAACACTGTGGGTTCTGGTCGTGTTTATCTATTTGATCACTTTGGTTCGACCACATTGGACAACATCCTGGCGAGATGTAGGTACATGGCTGTGGCATTGGGTTGCAAGTATGTTTTCATTGACCACATTTCGATCATTGTTTCAGCGCAAGACAACGGCGACGAAAGAAAAGCAATAGATGAGATTATGACTAGGCTGCGAATGATGGTGCAAGAGACTGGAATTAGTTTGTTTGTTGTCTCGCACTTGAAGCGCCCAGAAGGCAAGGGACATGAAGAAGGTGTAGCAACAAGTCTTGCACAGTTGCGCGGATCAGGTTCTATTGGTCAGTTGTCAGATATTGTTATAGGACTGGAGAGAAACGGTCAAGCAGAGGATATCAAGGAAAGGCACACCACTAAGGTTAGGGTTCTAAAGAACCGGCATAGTGGGCTTACAGGGCCTTGTGCAAGCCTGTTATATGATCGTTTTACTGGACGGATGAACCAAGTAATTGAGGATGATTCACTATGAAAGTGCTGGTTGCTTGTGAATATAGTGGAGTTGTAAGAGATGCTTTTATTGCAAAAGGACACGAAGCATTAAGTTGTGACTTGTTGCCTACAGATTCACCAGGGCCGCATTATCAAGGTGATGTGTTTGATATAATAAATGATGAGTGGGACTTGATGATTGCACATCCTCCTTGCACACATCTTGCTGTTAGTGGAGCAAGGCATTTTGAGCAAAAGAGGAAAGACGGTAGACAACAACAAGCAATAGATTTTTTTATGAAACTAGCAAACTGTAGTATTCCGATGTATGCAATTGAGAACCCTATATGTATAATGTCAACTGTGTGGAGAAAACCAGACCAGATAATTCAACCGTGGCAATATGGACATGGAGAAACCAAGTCAACTTGTCTATGGTTAAAGAATCTACCTAAATTAACTCCAACAAATATTGTTGAAGGAAGGGAAGCGCGAATACATAAACTACCGCCAAGTTCTGACAGATGGAAAATCAGAAGCAAAACATACGAAGGAATAGCCAAAGCAATGGCTCAACAATGGGGCTAAAGTGAGAATCGCACTAGACATTGAAACTAACAAAGCACATGACACAATCTGGATGTGCTGCACTTATGATATTGACACTAAGGAAGTAAAGACATGGACGGAAGCAGAAAGTTTCCAGCAGTTTATAAAGGACGCAGACTTGATCGTGGCGCACAACGGAATCGGATTCGACTTTCCGGTGTTGGATCGGATATGGAAAACAACAATCTCTACGAAGATGACGAGGGATACTTTGGCTATGTCAAGGTTGTCAAATCCAAGCCGCGACGGAGGTCACAGCCTGAAGAATCTAGCCAGTCTGGTAGGAAGAACCAAGAGGGAATTCGAAGATTTCGACCAAGGTCTAAGCGAGGAGATGATTGAATACTGTGCTGAAGATACCATCATCTGTGGTGAGTTGTATCTGTATCTAAGCAGGGAACTAAAAGAGTTCTCTGAGCAGTCAATAGAGTTGGAACACAAGGTAGCGAAGATTGTGCATGAACAGGTTGAACATGGCTTCTACTTTGATGCTCAGATAGCGTTAGGTTTGTTGGCTGAATGGAAAACAGAAGTATCCTTTATTGAGGAAGAACTACAAGCAATCTTTCCACCGATAGTTACAGAGCGATGGTCTCAAAAGACTGGTAAGCGCCTGAAGGACGATGTAGAGGTTTTTAATGTTGGTTCCAGGCAGCAAATAGCAAAGCGGTTACAGACTCTTGGATGGGTTCCTAAACAGTTTACAGAAACAGGAGAGGTAAAAGTAGATGAATCAATACTCGGAGATGTTGATCTACCTGAAGCCAAGCGGATATCACAATACCTATTGCTTCAAAAACGGGTTAGTCAAGTTGAGTCATGGGTTGATGCTTTATCAAACAAAGGACGGATTCATGGTAAGGTCATCACCAATGGAGCGATAAGTGGTAGGGCTACTCACCATAGTCCTAATGTTGCTCAAGTCCCGAATGTAAATTCACCATGGGGTAAGGAGTGTAGATCATGTTGGACAGTACCGAGAGGCTATAAACTTGTTGGTATTGACCTAGCACAGTTGGAGTTGCGCTGCCTAGCCCACTATATGAAAGACCAGGATTACATCGAGGAGTTGCTAAATGGCGATATTCACACAAAGAACCAGATTGCAGCAGGTCTTGAGACTAGGAGTCAAGCAAAAACCTTTATCTTTGCGTTTGTCTACGGAGCCGGAGATGAAAAGATTGGAAGCATTGTCGGTGCTGGTAAGAAAGAAGGAACTGCTCTTAGGAACCGTTTTCTTGCAGCAACGCCAGCACTTAAAGCACTCAAAGAAAAGGTGGACAGTAGCAGTAAGAAAGGGACGCTTAGAGGGTTGGATGGTAGGCTACTTCACATTAGGTCAAGTCATTCGGCACTCAATACCTTATTGCAAGGAGCAGGAGCAATCATCTCAAAGCAGTGGATATGTAATATATCGGATGAAGTTCGTAGCAGGGGACTCGACTGTAAGCAAGTGGCTTGGATACACGACGAGTTACAATATGAAGTCAAGGAGGAGTATGCGGAGGAATTCGGTATATTAGCCG